ATTTTGTGGACATAATTACAAGTTCATTGCCGAAGTCTTTCATTGATAGTTGGCCGTGATATTCGGCAACCTGTTCCAAAGTATCTACATCGATGATATGAGCTGCGGAGTAATCTAAACCATCACCACGAGCAGGGTCTGCGCAAGTAATATAACTATGGCCGTCTTCCGGTTGTTTAAATATCCACCATTCTTCGCCTCGGTATGCCTCTATCCTGTCAAAAATCATTTCTGGATTTTCTTCATATTCTTTAAGAATCATCAAATCTACAACGTTAGTTCCTGATGACAAGAAATCGCAGTCACACTCCTGATTGGCTCCCTTTACGCCTAATTGTTTCGTCTGCTCATCTCTCCAATGTTGATTACGTTCAGGATGTAATTGCCAAGGAAGTTTCAATGTCGTAAAATCGTTCTTCTTCTTCTCGGCATTTACCCACATCTTATGGAACCAATTACCAACACCGTTAGGAGTAGAAAGAACAATGGCTCTACCACCAGTCGAAAGGGTATTATAACACGAAGTCCAAATATCTTCTGCTTCGTCGATGAATGCCGCTTCGTCGATAATCAAAAGACTCAACGCCTTAGAACGGCCGGCGTCTCTGGATGATGAAGTAGCAGCCACCTGCGAACCATTTTCAAACCTAAGAGACATATGATTGTTAGTAGTTTCTTTTACCTTCAACCACGATGGTAAGTGTTCATTGGCAAAACGAACTTTAGTTACAATTTCCTTTGAAACTTCTTGTTTGATGGAAATAATAAGAACGCTCTTATCACTATTAAAAATCGACAACCATAAAGAATATGCGGCCACTAATGTAGTAATACCCAATTGACGAGATTTTAAAATTAAAAGGAATCTATCATCATGAAAATGTTGAAGTGCGTCCTCTTGAAATGGAAATAAATTAAAGGGTATAGTTCCCTTATTTGGATGTTGAATTTTAACATACTTTCGCATGAAATATATCGGGTCTTCCATGCATTTTTTAGTTTCTTCACGTATTACATCTCTTAAATTTAATTTCGGTTGGGTCGACATATTATTTCTTCAATGACAATTCAAATTCATCTATCTCTTCGGTTATAGTCTTTAATTCGACATCAACCTTAACCAAATCCAATTCAGCATCAGGCAACCACTGAGGATTTGATGTTCCTGAAAATGTTATCTCAGTACCATCAGGCAACGATTCTTTTATTTTTCCAGTTTCATTTTGTAGAAAATGAATCGCTTCTAAAACTTTTTCTCTAAAATCTTTTAATACCCCACGTCTATTTTTAAGGAGTTTCATCTTTTCATAATTGTCCCATTTTCCTGTAAGACGATACACCATCTCTTCTTTTTCTAAACAATCATAACATTTACTAGTTCTAGGAAATACTTTTTTATCTAATTTATTTCCAAAGACTCTAACGTTCATACCACAATCCGAACATTTCGATGCTGTATTAATAGCATCAATCATAGGAGTATCAGTAGAACTCATTGGCTCTTTTCTACCATTCTTTTTAGTCCACTTTTTACCTTTAGAATCTTTCCATACATCGCCTTCTTTTCGTTTTTGATTAGATTCCGGGGTATACCCCACTTGAATGAATGGATTTTCTCCATCAACAACTTGTTTAATAGTTTCTATATTCCAACGTCTTCTAGCCATAAATTATTCCTTTGTATTATATAGTGTACGAAATAGTATTATTGTATTTATAATAAGATAGTTACGGACTAGTCTCTATTTGTTTAACTCCCGCAACCCAATATATTTTTCTTCCGGCCAATGAATCATATTCCGATGCCAATGATTTTTTAGTTGTGACCGTGGTGGACAATCTATCAGTTCCATCTCCTAAAGATAAATATAAATATGAACTATCCGATGTAATATCAACTATTGGGTCGAATACTATAGCTCCGTCAGCTCTGATAGATAACATTCTACTTTGACTTATATCTGGAATTCCTGGTCTGGCTATTATATTTGGTATGTATAAATCTCCAAATTGGATTATTGCGCTTTGCGACACATATAAACTTCCCGACACATGTAAATCTTGATAACTTCCTCCACCGGGAATATACGGTATTAATGTACTACCCGACGGGTCAAAATTTTGTAATGCATTTAAATCCGAATAAATTAAATTATTATTTACGTCAAATAATTCTGCTCTAATTTGAAAACATTCGTTAGCTACACTAACGGGCCAAGGGATTCTAGTGGTATATACATCAGGAGAAAATCCATCGTCTCCGAACACACTAAATGAGATATTTTTAATATATGCATTACACAATGTAGGGACTACCACCAACGTACCATACAAATCTGACTTCGGTGTATAGAACGTGTAAACATCAGTAAAATCTACAATAGAACTGCTTTGATTGGCTTGTAATTCTGCAATTTTTATTCCATATTGAGTTGTATACGCCGGGTCTTTGGAGGCTGCCGGTACCGAACTTGTAAAATAAAATGTCAGATTAGCATTTGTCTCGGCTGGATTTTTATTTATTACTGCGGAAATATCAATTGCATATTGAACGTTAGCTTTCATGAACATGAAATTCGAATCATATGCAGAGCCGGATTCTGATAAAAATTGATTGACGTCGAATGGAACATAATTAGCATCTCTATTAGTTGCCACCGAATCGTTTTTTACCATGAAATAGTCTTTGCCTGTCGGAGGAATTGACGCCGACATATACATACTATCTACGGCATAACTAGGAGAATGCACCAATGACAAATTATTGGAACTGGTGAACCAGTATCGAGCTATATGTTGACTATTATAAAATTTACCTAATATCTCATAAAATTTATTTTGAGACAACGCATCTAGTAGTATTTGGTTTGTGGATATTGGTTCATCTGATATGACTGTGAAGTCGGCTCCAGATAATAAACTCCTTCTATATATTTTATGACGGGCCACATATCCGGAAAATGTTCTGATATTTCTATAAGTTATATCGGCGTATGACTGTTTTACTATATAAGTTACTCCACCGATTGTAGTTGTTTGATAGCTAGATGTAGCATTGTTATAATTTATGAATGGATACTGTATAGAAAAATTTGCATTTGTAATATTAGTAACGGAATTATTTCCGAATGAATCCGTATAATAATACGGCATATCAATTTGAATAGTATTATTACTTATGACATTCTTGATTACATATGATGCGGTCTGAGACACTGCGATATCGGCGTGTGATATCGGAGACTTTATAGTATTTATGTTAAGATGTACAGTTGCGCCGACCATTTGAGAATTGAAGGCATTATAGTCAGGAGTCCCGTTTGTCACTATAGGAGTAATTAGAGTTAATCTATAATCTACATCGGTTGTAGCTTTATTCACATTTGTAAAATTTACATTCGATGTAGGATTTATCGCTAAACCGTTGATAGTTCCTGTAAAGTTCTCATTACTTACGAGTCCGGATGAAACCACAGAACTAAGAATCGGTATTTCAGCCGAATCTACCTCTATGATTGGGGATTGATAAAATCTAGCTCTTGAGTGATTTTTTAGAGCTTTATTAATGGTTATGTTTTGTATCCACTTAACAGACCTACCATCAACGAGAGTTCCGTATAGAATTACTTTGCCTACACCGTCTGCCGTATCATTATATACGTGAATGGAGAAAACGTGTGAAGTAGCTTCTTTATAAGCGGCTGCGTTGGTCACATCCGAATACGTGGCCATTTCTATGAAAAGATTCTTTCCGGTGGAATCCAGACATTCTATCAAAATTTCTCCACCATTAACTAAAAACGAAGAACCGTTCGCCGCAAACGAATTTTTACCAGCGGCGAACGTTGGATTGAATTCGGATACTACGAAGTATCGTGAAAGATACTCCGTATCAATTACATCGGCGTGCGCCGTATATAATCCATATGATACGCCTTTTGCGCCAAAACTGTCCAATAGGTTTAATGCCATGCCTATAAATAGGCATATTACGTGAAATTGACCTTGGAAAATCCGTTATCTTTGGTTATTTCTATATGATTGTCAACCACATCCCTTAGAGCCTCAAGGTGAGACACTATCATAATAAAGTCAAAATGGCTCTTTAAGTATCCAAATAACGAACTCATTTGGGTCATATTCTCCGCGTCTAGAACCCCGAACCCCTCGTCTATGATAAGGAAGTTCGGTCTTGGTAGGTTTGATATGTTAATCAACGCCACACGGATAGCCAGAGACAAGGCGAACTTCTCAAATCCACTCGTCAAACTCATTAACCACTGCCCGTCATCATAAACTATGTAAGGTATGATGTTCTTACCGTCAGTCTCAAATAAAGCAGTAAACTCACTAATCTGACTCAAGATACTGTTAACTTCATTCTGAATCTCTGGAACTGTGGCAGTAATCACTTCAAATGGAATTCCATCACGGCTAACCGCTTGGCAGTAGATTTCATAAAGTTTGTGTTCTTCTTCGACGAGTTTAATCTTTGAAATAGTATTATTTATATCATTTATTTGATTCTTACATACGGACATTTTACTATTAATATCCATTAACGTTTTAGTCTTGGTTTTATATGAATATTCAACTTGAACCAATTCTTTTTCATATTCTACAATCTGTTTTTTGACATCATCATTAAACGTCATTGACTCTATGTTCTTGTTATAGAGTTCAATATTCTGATTATGTTTTTTTACTTCGTCTTCTAATTTAGACAAATTTCTTCTCAATGAATTGACTCCATCAGTCAATTTTATTCTATTATCCTTCAACGTATTTCGTTTAGATAATAATCCCAACAGTGTCAAATTAGCATCAAACGCCCATCGGGAGCTCTCTATTTTAGACTCAATTTCATCCAATTTGGTCTTAATTTCAGATGCATCTACTTGAATTTTTTCCATTCTTTCCTTTGCATCTTTGGCATCCTGCGCAATTGACCCAGCGTGTTTTACGCAAAATTCGCAGTCAGGATTGTAATCGATATCTCTCGCCCTATCAAAAATTTTCACATCTCGTAGGTAACTTGTCTTCAATTGTTCACGTTTATCGTTTATGTTTTTTTGGTCTAATTGAAGCATTCTAAACTGAGCCGACAGTTCGGAAACGTCCTTTGATTCGAGGTTGGCTATCTCCGATTCGACTTGTACTAGTTGCGCAGATACAATTTCAATGCCTAACTCCCTATTAGAAATGTCCTTCTTTGAATCGTTAAAAACGAGTTCGGCCTTCTGTAACATCATTTGGCTGTATCCCAACATTGGAATATCACCATCAATCTTAATGAGTTTCTTGGTCGTTTCGAGGACGGATTGTTGAATCAAATCACGTCTCTTGCCTACCTCAACCAACGACAATTGTTCCGATTCATACAATAATTCGGCTTGTTCCAAGAAGTTCTGATACTCTAGAATTTTACTCGTATAGTCATCGTTACGATAGGTCTTAATCATTACTAACAGTTCTTTTAGACGGTCATTACCCTCGGTATAGAGTCTATCGAAGACGGTAAGACCCATGAATTGAGCGAACAAATCCTTTCTATCCGAGTCGCCCATATCGATGATTGATGCATTGTTTTTACCATTTTGAACGCTTAAAGAGGTCAATACGAAATCATCATATGACCCTAAATACTCCCTAATTACCTCATTTGTATTGCGTCTTTGTTCGCCATTTAGGTCAATTTCTTCTCCGTTTTCAATCTTCCAAAACTTGACATCGACCTTAGCTTTACCCTTCTTATCGGTCTTAGCATCACGTTTTATGAAGTATCTTTTACCGTCCAATTCGAACTCAAATTTACAACTAAACGTCGCTTTTTTGTCGTTCATTATGTTTTTAGCGCTGGACGCACGTTCACATTTGTCGAACAAACAGAACGTTAAAGCGGAGAAAATACTTGATTTTCCGGAGGTATTAGACGCAAATAAACCAACCAAATCCTTCGTTTTTGTGAAGTCTATAACATTCCCTTCAGCATAAGAAAACATATTTTCCCACTCAAATTTGATAGGAATCCAACGAATGTTCCTTGCGAATTCATCCTTTTTGACCACGTTATTTACATCATTATTTATCTTAATCACTCCATCGATTGTGGTTTGGTCAATCACGTTTAACTTCGTTTTCAAGTAATCTGTAATGAGTGTGGTCTGATAATCCTTATCATTAATGTCACCTAAAACGATATTTCCGTTAGCTGATGGTATCCTCGTAAGAGACTTTGTAGTATCCAATTTTTGATAAGATACTTCAACGACGTCGGTTAATCCTTTTACATAAACAACTGCCGCCTTTATTTCGGATGGTGTACAATCATCATGTTGAATACGAATTCTAGCCTTCTTTGGAATGTTTGTGGTGTTGGTGAGTATTTTCCCATGTTTAACTAATACACTAAAAAATCCATAATCATTCGGTATTTCTATATGAGAACATTCTTTTCTTGATAGGTTCCAAAATGAGTAACCGTGACCATTCAACGGCTCATCGTGTTTTTGTTGAATCATCGAACCGCAGTAATGGATGATAGGATTTCCCAATTGTTCATCACATGATTGTAAATCTTGGATTTTATGAATATCTCCCAATAAGGCCATATCATGATTATCGAACATATTAACCTTTACGAGAGGATTTATGAGTTTAAATCCGAGGTCAGTGACCGTACCATCTACTTGACCGTGATATGTGGCAATAAAGTATTCATATTTATTTCTATATATCTCAGGAATATCAATGCCCTTTAAATATTTGTCTGTAGAATCGAACACACTATAATTATTTATACAAATATTACCAATACTAAATAATCCGGACGTTTTAAGATAAAATAAATTTGGATGGTTCAAAGCGGTTACTATAGGACTCAAACTATCCATTCTATGTCTATTGGTTAAATTCGTATCATGGTTGCCGGCGATTAAAATGGTAGGTCTAAGATTAGCTGCCTCTCTCAAAAACTCAGCGGCCAAATCAACACATTCAGGACTCAAATCCAATTTACTATTTACAACATCTCCTAGAATGAAAATTGCCGTGGTTTTTGGTGAATTGTAAACGTCCTCAAAAAATTTGTGGAATACCGTCTTATATTCATCGTGGCGGCGAGTTAATCGAATGTGAATATCTGCAACGTGAATTATGTGACTAAATTTTAGATTGGATTGAAGCTGAGTTATTGCCATAAATTATGATAGGTTACATGTTAAGTCTGGCTTTTATTATATCACAAAAGTCAAACGGACTTGAATTATAAATTAATTCATTAATAGCTTCAAACCCTAATACTGATGGGTCTTTTTTTCCTAATTCTATTAAATGAATGTCGATTTTATTTACTTGTAAATCTTCAATTCGGTCGAATATGTCGATGGATTGTTTTAACGCATCGTTATCCAAAACGATGTTCACTCGTTTTACTTTGTTTAAAACTATAGCCAATTTTAGTGCGAATGGCATAACAGTTCCAAATAAAGGTATCACGTTGTTTTTCACTGCTATTGCATCAAACGGTCCTTCTACTAATGTTATCGGTTCATCCCAATTCAAAAATAATTCAAATCCTATTATATCCTTAGACCACGGCGGCAACATGTATTTCTGATAACTTGAATCATATGCTCTAGCGGCAAAGAAATTTATGTCACCGTTCTTATCAAATGATGGAATCATTACTCGATTCTCGTATATGCCGTTGTCACAATACCCGATATTATATCGAATGATATCATCCATAGTTACATTACGGTCTTCCAGATATGACATAGCATGACCATAGCCAAACGACGACGTAGGCGTCCATAGTGGTATAAATTCATCAGGAAAACATAGATTTACCGGTCTGACATCGTTTTCTGGTTTGGACCAGTGTTGACCTACAATTTTATATAATTCTTCAAAATGACAATCTTTAGCTTTTAATTTATAAAAAAGAGAACGAATTGATTTACCGGCGGAATTACAAATCCAACAATGCCACTCTTGGGTTCTAATATTTACTTCTAATTTCTTTTTATGATGTGAACAAAATGGACATTGATAAACCGCCTCTTCTCCTTTTCGGATATATGAGGTCTGATTTAAGACTTTATCAAGAAGAGAGAATAATTGTGACTCTTTTAGCATTTTGGCAAATACTAATCCATAAACACAACCGAGTCAATTTATTATAACAGGAATCACCCAAAAAGCGCACAAACACAAGCGTCGTACATATCGCTGTTATGAGCATCCCAATTACCGTCACGGTTTAATTTTTCAAATTTTGTTATGTTTGATGCCACCAATGGAATTTGTTGTTTAACATACTCTTTTGGTTTTATGCCCTTGATTCTGGCTTTGCCGAATACCTTTTTTCTCATAGTATTAACATTACATAAAATTAATGGAAATTTAAAACTCTCACCCATCATATATTCAAACACAGCATTCCATCTTGATAGGGTTATGATAGTCTGCTGAGAGGTCAATCCTCCACCGAAGCCGGATAATGCGGCTTCTAGATTTGCGTGGTCGACTGATTCTATCAATGTGTGTTTAGAAAGAAAATCTATAACAAACAACCCCTTTTGTTTATTAGTTTCAATCTTTGAAATATTAAGAAATCCGGCATCTATGACTGAACCGCTTTGTGAAAATGCCCATCCTACAGTTGAAGTGGATGCATCGATACCTAGAATCATATTTTTGGACATAAAAAAACTCCTTACGACAATTATACATAGTCCATAAGAAGTCTTTTATAAGTTTAATTACTTTTTATAAGGTCTTGTATCTAATCCTTTAACGTATGACGACAACCCAAGACCGTCATTTTTAAAATCAGATTGACCTTGTTGGGCTTCTGTTGAGAATCCATTTGCGGTCTGAAATGTGGCTCCCTGATAACTTGCGGCGATTGAATCAACACCCTTTTCTATGATATTGCGTGCGTCGAATGCGCCACCGACTTTTTGAGTCTCGTATCTGGATGCTAGGTCGGTTGTTATTGACGGTCTTTGAATTGGTGTTGGCATAATGTGTTATTCCTTTAATTATAAATATAGTTAGAAATCCATTTTCACCACGAAATTAATTGGAAAGTCGGGTGTAATCTTTATAGGCGACCCCAATTTTGCAATTGCCACTAAATCTAATCCACTATAAAGGCCTATTGAGGTTGCCGTAGGCGCCAGATATGAGCCTGTCGGGTCTTGTTTAGTAAGTGTAGAGTAATCAAGAAAATTTTGATTAATCATAGGCGGACGTCCACGGAGGGTCTGAGAATTCATATAATCTATGATATCACTCAAATACTTCTTATTAGAGCTAGGAGTTATATACGACATGTAATTCTGTTGAGTAAGTCTATAAATAAAATATTTCCATAAAATATTCATATCATTCGTATTAATTTTATTGTCACCGTTGAAATCCAGATTACCATACATTGTATTATTTATATCAGAATAACTGGAAGAGAATAGTGAATCCGTTCCAGTCCAAGATGAGGAATACATATTATATACCGACGTTTCTTCATCTGTCGTTGTATCAATTATAGATGATGTCCAATCGGTATTTGGTTTTCCTGATGGTTCCGTACTTTTATAAGCCATGTATCGTAATAATACATCTGCGTCTTGGAAATCAAATTTACCATTATTATTAATATCAAAATTAGCATTGGGTAATACAATCGACGACGGATTTGTACTAACGTTAAATTCCCCTGGTTCTATAGGACATATAATTTGTTTTTCTAGAATAGTCTGCGCCGAGGTGAAATTAATATCATATTTATACTCTCCTGATGATGTTTCATTCAATTGTAATCCATCGAAATTAGAACCGGAAGTCATAATTACAATTTTACCGTTACGATAGAATACATTTCCTACGTAAAGATTTTCTCTTAGATTTCCAAGATTATAAATATACGATTTACCATTTAAATCGCCTATACTTCCTGTAGAATATTCAGGATTAATATCCATATCAACGACTGACCCCGATATCAACATCGGAGAACCTATTATAATAAATTGACTTGATATACAACAATCCCATCCATACGTTCTATGTGGAGATAAAAATCGTTTTTTAACTTGATATACATTTGTCACATCCCAATCTATATTGGTAGTATCCGGTATTGAACCTGTCGATTTATTATATAGAACGAATTGTCCACATAATGCCGGAGAGTCAAACTCCGCACAGTAATGTTCTTGAGATAAAGACCCTCGTAAATAACAAATAGAAGTTGATAATGCGTTCGTTTTAGGAACTCCCGCAATTGCATAATTATTGAAAATGCTGACTGATTGACCTAATAAATTATCTTCCATTATGTTTTCATTGCCATATGATTTTCTAGCTAAATAATATCCATAATTTTGATTAACACATCGTTCAAAAAAATACACCGCTCCTTGTTTATACATTGACGAGCCGGAATATTCATATACGATTCTATCCGTTGGTGCGCCGACCATAACACTATTACCGAACATAGAAACTGAATGACCAAATGAATCGGCGGTATTAGGATAATTATAAACGATAGGCGTAACTGGATAAAATGGCAAAGGATATATGGAACTGCTATCCGGATGTAGTTTGAATGTATTAGTCCAGTGTGTTCCGTTAAATTCGTAGACATATGCCCTAGAATTATTCGGTTTAGAACTACCAACTACCATACTCCAACTAAATGACGATGACGCTTTATTCATCTCTACATCAGAACCGAAATTATCTCCGATTGTTATTTCAGTAGGTAATGGCAACGTTTGAATAAATGACCAATTGGTATTATCATTATTTTGTTTTCTAAACATGAAAACCGACCCCCTACTTCCAGATTCCAGTGGAGAACCAACGGCTAGCCACTCGTTATTTATAGAAAGTGAATATCCGAATGATTGTGATACGTTAATATTTGGATTATTTATAGTTGCGATGTATGGGTCCGTTCCAATCACACCTATTACTCTAGATGATAAAGCTGCATATTGAGTTGGAGTATAATGCGTTTGTAAATTTACTATTCCGCCATTATTAGACGTCGATTGTATTGATACATTGACCCAAGGTGCATTTGGAGTTGAATCCATACTTTGTAAAATTACATATGTAAAATTTTGTAATGCCGGAACATTAGTTAATACATAAATGTAACCGCCTATAGAACTGGACCCGATTATAGTAGGAGAAACTCTAGTTGCATATGGGTCGATATTTAATATAGATAAATCGTATAAATCTACATAACCAGAACCGGAATAATATGTCGATGACATACCAACGTTCAAATTATCGGTATTATATGGGTTGCCTACTGCTAGTAGTGTATCTTTAATATCTACAGCCACTCCATACCCATCTTCCACCGGTGTAAAATAATTACCACCTAATTCGATTGATAAATCTCTATCTGCGGTATACGGTATAGAACCCGTGTATTCTGTATGTAAATAATTATCTGGTCCCGTTGCGCCGGAATTTTTGAATTCGGTTGATATCAACATAGTTGATGTTCTAGGTCTATATATTATAGATTTAACATCATGTGCATCTTCATTGATGTTATATTTATAAACTTCTACCGAACCGGTTCTAATACAACTGGCTGATAATACATTAAATCTAAATGGATTTGGATTGCCTACGGCGGCCCAATTACCGTCACAGGCAACAGACCAGCCGAAATTTTGATTAGATATTTTTGCAATCATATTCGTATAAGTAGAAAATTATATTATGTAATTAAAAACTAGATGAAACGTAAGAATTACAATAACTAGAACTACCTGTTACAAAATAATTTTTAGATTCGCCGATTTCTTGTTGTCGTGAAAACAAATTAGTTCCTGCTAATAGATTCCCAGACCCATCATCGGTTATAACATAATCATTATCTTGTGTAGTATCATACATTACCACCGTATTTTTATTAATTACATCTCCAAATACATTCCTTGGTATATTAATAAGTTGGAACTGGTCCGATAGATGTCTTTTTGTTTTTGACAATTCAAAATCTATATTTTCAATACCCCAAATTTTAGTAGGGTCCACATAACTATTATAAAACATAGTCTTTACTTGAGCGTAAATTGACCGTTTGTAAGTCCCATCGAAATTTTGAGGCTCTGTATCAGGATAAAATATTCCTACGACTTTTAATCCAGATACCGAGTCTATCACATCGCTATCTTGTTGTTCCAATGCTATATCACAATTTGAATTTACGTATGATGATGATTCTGTGTAATCTATGAACGTCAAGGCCACAGGCAACCCATCATTAGAGCCTGTGGATTCAAGTATAATGAGACTCTCATTACTCGTATTACTTATATTCCACTGTTTAGTCGCTACAAATGGGGTTAGAAGTATTTGATTTCGTTTCAGTGATTTTATCATGATAGAATTTCATTTTATTAGAAATCCAATCTCACCTTAATAAGAAGCTCATTATCAAATGTTTTTAATGCTGGTCTACTTAATTTGGCAACGGCAATCAATTCATTATTGTCATTATACAAACCTACAGTGGTAATGTATGTGGTCGGATTTGTAATAAAATCTTGATTATAAATTGTACCTTTTGTATGATTTGGATTTCCGTCGGTTCCGTCATATACATACGTTGGATTATTGGAATAATTAAAATCTCGGTTTTTTACTCTCACAAAGTAATGTTGGGATGGGACATATTCACTTTTACGTACTTTGAATGTACTATTGACCGCGTTTTGAATGGCGAAATTAAATACCTTATGATTCACAGTCGTCGGTGTTAACGTAGATTGTCCTGGAATAGCGATGCCGGAAATACTAGCTGTACTATAATTTGCCGGACATGGTGGTATTGACGTATTGGCTACAACGGAACCTGACATACCACTACTTAATCCAATTAACCAGTCTACTACCTGTGCGTTAAATATGGCGATGCCATCATTTGGATACAACAATCCTATACCTTGGTATGGTGGTAAAGTAGTCGTAGCATCATTAATAGAACCAGAAATCAAATTGTATACAGTAGACGTCTGAGAAAGAAATGGAGAATCGTCTCTAACCGTCAAAGACCCCTTAGACCCGGATAAAGTAATTTCAAAAATACCTTCGTCCACTTTATCTTTCATTTTATATGATGAAAAGTTAATAATGAAAATATCAGTTCCCGCTATTCCTTGTGGATTTGTAGAACTGCCTGACGCAAATTGAAATATTCCCGATGCATCCGTTCCTCCTATTAACATATTTTGGTATTGGGTATATATCGCCTTTGGAGAGAATGCTAATATACTTCCGGTATCCAAATCAAATGAACCACTACCAGAATCTCCATAAAAATTTCCATATGCTACTGAAAAATATGGGTCGTTATTAGTGTGAGTAGTAGAATCAGGAAAGACATCAACATAATACATAGTTCTACGGACATCATAGATAGACGCTCCATAAGACGGTGATGGAGTTATAGATGATTGTGTTAATTCATAAAAATTGTCTAGAAATTTACTTTGACTTGCAAACGTAACTCCATTTGGCCAGAATCCACTCGCTATGCGACTGGTTCTGCCTGACACTATATCCGTAGGGTCGAATTGATTAAATATCATATGTTATACCTTATTATGCAGTTGTTGGAACCGTCACAGTCACTTCGATACTTAAACTGCCGCCGGATTCGTTACCGACGATTGTAAGTGAAGTCGAGGTAGTCTTACCTAAACTGCTATTTGGGAGAAATCGGAATTTCTGACCTACGACGACTTGTGCGCTTGTTGTGTTTATATCACCGGCGAATGTTGGAATTGTACTAGAAACTGAGTTTATCGAATTCGCTTGGTCTACGATTAATACTCCAACATTTTTATTACCAAGAATCGCCGTATAACCCAATGTTAGATTATATGCTGGATTAGTCGACGGCGCTATGATAATATCTCCAGTATAATTACTTGGTACTGAAATTTTATCTTGTGCGATGCTAATGACAGGAATCGAGGTAACTCCTTGATTCAGACTGACTAATTTATATTTCATCACCTGAGTTTCGTCGGACACCGGCTCAAATACAGGCGTATTTCTTATGGCAATGTCATAGAATGCGCTACCATTTGGATGATTTGGTTGATAAAGCGTATAATCGATTTCATCATCGGCTACTGAGAATGATGTGATGTTAAGATTTCCATTCTGAGCCAAAAGTTCACGTCCCTTTTTGGTGAGAATCGCGTCCACTGTAATTGTTTGATTGTCTATATATGCCATATGAGTATCTCTCTTCTGTATAAGTATTCCTATAAATATGTTTTTCCTATGTTTTTTACTTTTTAACTTTACTTATATTACTTGATTTTATTTGATTTAAAAGTATTTGTGACTGATTTATGCTATTTTGTATAGTCGTGACTGTCGGCGATTTAACAGTAGAACTACTGTTAGTGACTTGACCGCTAGTTGGCGATGGTATATTTTGAATCACAGGCGACGTATTTATAATTTTTATGTTACTGGTATTCAATTGTGTTACCGGACTCGTTCCGTCATTAATACCGTCTGAGTTTACTGTCGTGGACATCGTATTTTTACCTTTTGTAAAAATTCCCATATTATATGTTCCGAATTTGGATTTCGAAAATTGTTGGGATTTGTGAGTATAGTGATTTTTGGGATAACTTTTAACCAATTCAAAATATTGACCGTCGTCTAAGAAATTCAAATTAATCGGAGTCAATCCTGGTATAGGAATAGGGTTAGAATATGATGTGCTGATATTACTGACCGTTTGGTCAGGAGTATTCAAGAATGTATTTACTTTATGTAAAAATGAATTGTCTACGCCATCATAGGTATAAGATAGACTGGATGAATCGTATATTGGTAAATAAACTAAATCTGTAAAATATACAAGATTTCTCATATAATGTTCATCAATAATAACATATTTATATAAATAAACCGAGGCGGATGACTGTGTATTGTCTAATGGATTTTCCGAATGACAATAGTTTCCGGCTTTAGAGTAATAATGATATTTGTTCCAAAGTTTCATCATGTAGTAAATGGTTTGGTGATTGCCTCTATTTGACCCAGAAAAGAATTTCGTTGGATAATTTACTCCGTGGTCTGGACCTATTACTAATCTACCATCACTATTAACATCGTTGTTATATGTCACCGACCCGATTATAGGTTTTGTATAGTTGAGTGGCAATGGACCGGTTGATGATGTTTCCCATAATCTAGGCAACAATTCAAAATCAGGATAAAATCCTCTCTGAATATTGTCCATACAATCATTATAATATCCGTCGTTGAAATTTGCCGGCCAATTACGAACAGGGTTTCCGATATATTTTATATCAATTGTATTCTGATAATTTGGTGGCAACGAATTCAACATTGATAATTGTAGGGAACTTGAATTTTGACCTGTATTTACCGATGAAAAATCCGTATTAAAATTGGCCCATAAAAGACCAGAATCGAAGTTATAAATATTGTTTATGACGCCGGGATTTTGGTATGATACACATACACTAGATGTTATTGGTCTATTTTGATATTTAGGTCTTTCTAGAACTGTCGGTTCTATTATCACTCCCGTATAAGAATTGGCCCTAGCAGGCAATACATTCTTTATAGCTTGAAAAATTGATTTATCAAAATAAAATTTATAAACTGTCAATAATTCATTGAAATATGTTTTCTTATTTCCATTGGAATTATATTCGGAATTTTTATTTCTCAGGTCGTAGTATCGGTCGCTATATAGATTGGATGGGTCGCCAATCATATTCATTATACCATTATTGCCGACGTATCTTAAAATGTCTTTATTTTTAGAATCTTGTGGGTCAATAAAAAATCCTAATTGATTAGATTCCCCTGAAACTGTGATTGTAGGTTCATTGGTAGACCTGTTAAATGCATCTAATCTAGAATCCAAATCGTAAGTTATTTTACGAATTTTATTATTTTTATATTTATTTGGCCCAAACTTCGAGGCATCAATATCTTGTTGATATGTTAGTTCATCAAATTGATATGGATATACCGATTGAGAAATCCACTGACATGTAGGGGCGCCAACCCACGATGCGGAGAATGCGTTACCTATTACTTGTGGGAAGTTGTAAGCTATAATATCCACCGACCCCGTTGGATAATATGACAACCAACGGTTGTTTATTATGTTTAAAGATGCTGAATATAATGTCGGGTTTTTTGTCGTCAGAGATGCGTCGGTATAATAGTTTGGAATATTGTAATATGCCGATTCATTATTGACCCACACTTTACCGCCATTTGCATTCATATTTTGTGGATAATCCCAATTTAATCTTATCCACAGATTTTGATATGCCGCCGAACCGCTATAACCATACGAATTCAAGTCGTTGACATGTTCTTCAAAATCTTTATCATCCAGAGCTATGTCCCATATAGATAATTTATCCAAAGTACCTTCAAAATTTCCATTGGATAGTCTGAATCTACCCCACTGAGAAAACACGGAATTATCAGTTTCGTATAATATTACACTCGACGTCGAATAGAAAATTTTTCGTCCATTTTCATTTCTTTGAACGGTTAAATCATACTCTAATGGGACTAAATTTGAACCGGTAGTAGGCTCGAATTGTGAAAATGAATCATTACGTCTGACCATCACACTGAAAATGTCTCCATTGAATATAGGTAATGTACTACTGGTAATTGAAGCTCCGGTAGAACCAGAACCAAATTGAACCATCAGTTTTCCTGTGTATTGTCCAGGAACTTTATAAAACCCAACCGTCCAATTGAAATTCGCTGAGCTAGAATATGGGTATGGAATACTAGTAAATAATGGTATATATTTATAATCTGAATAATCCGCGTCAGTATTAACTGAAAATTTCAATTCAACTGTTTGTGTGGAATATGGTATAGGCCCTTCAACGTAATCGTTTACGTCTGAGAATTTTAACATATAAGTCTTCTCATCTAACGTGTAAGTAGGTGTAGTATTATCCGAGTAATCAGTTCCACCATATTCCCTAACCGTAATCATTGAGGACGGTAAACCATAACACGTCATTAAATAATTTACACACTCTAAAGTTCCTTTGGTTTTATAAATTCCAGGCAAATTTACAAGAATGCGGTTCCAAATGGTTTGTAATCTTTCTTGTCCTGATAAGGCATCATAGGATGCCGAATCCATACTATTAAGATATACTTCATCGATATCCAACGAACCTATAATATCATCAACATTCCAACCGAATGAATACAACATTTCTTTTAATGTATTTATAGGAACACTGGATGTTAATTCATTTTTAACTTGTCTCTCAACTGGCATGGCAGAGATGTATGTGTAGATATTATCAAAATGATGTCCCGCCATATTCAAAAATGTCAAATAATCTATATTATTTGAATCGTCCGTAATATATTGTGGAACGTTTGCCAGTAGACTATCTCTATTGGTTGAATCATAATTGGAGGCTACTACATCGGCGTCATAAACATAATTGGGATTATAAAAGGAGCCTGATGCTGTTGAATATTTGTAATTTCCACTATTAAAAAGATAAGAATCATATCCATCAAATGAATTTACTATGTCACTTATTTGTGTAGTTATGGTGGACTGTTCTTTAAAATAATATTGATATGGTGTGGATGATGATAATGATGAATTATATCTGTTATTTAATTCTACAAGAGAATCATTCAACACCGTCCATTGGATAATTTTCTTCTTAAAAATATCAAGTCGGCTTTTAACGGAAGAAAATACAATAAAATTTGAATAGTCGGAATAATCCGTGTTCAATTCCACCATATTTTTATTTATTTGAATTGAATCGGATGTGGTTGGAGTGTACGATAAATCGTTAGAGGAATACGTCTTATTTGAATTTTCTACATTTATTAAATTCTGAGAAGCTCCAAAATTTGCAGATGAGATTTTTATGGTCTGATATTTGACTGGATTTTGAAGAATTGCAGTAAATACATACGGAACCATACCATAATTAGAAATCCAACAAGAATCCTTGATGGATATATCAGACGGTAATTCCGCCGATAATTTTATAACCAATGTCAGTGGGTCTGATGCTGATATTCTTTCATCTATATAATCCGAATTTAATATTGAAAAATATTTATTATTTCCAAAATTTAAAACGTTTTTAAAATACCCAAAATATTTAGTTTCATAACTATTTTTTAACGGAGATACTGCTATATCATAAAAATAACCAACAAAGAAGTCATAACAAAATTGTATAGCCTCCAATTTTCCCTGTTCGTTAGAATTTACAAATTGACTGAATCGTTCGGTCAATCTTGCATTTACAAATGATACATATTTATCTCTAATACCATCAAAATCTGCAATTTGTTCATAGTTCTGTAATAAAAAGTTGGTCTGATATGTTTTTATTCCTTGAATCCTTGTAATAATTGACTGTTGGTTATTGTTTATAACCGACGTATATTTTACATAATCTTCATAAAGATTTTTTAAGAATGTTACAACCGAACCGTCATCAGGTAAAAAGAATGCAAATTTTAGAAAAGATATTCCGGTAGAATATCGGTCTAATGAACTCATAGTTCTGTAGATGGTATCATATTGAATATTTTTGTATATTGATAATAACACAGAAGCCACGTCACGTATAGGAAATTTCTTTACACAGAACGAGTTATATTGTACATCGCCACTTCCATTGGAAGGTATCAACTTAATTTCAGTACGGGATGTTGAAATGTCTTTAATTGTAAGCGACGACGAAATATTACCGGCCATCTCTCTTACAAAATTATAAGATAATGAATAATTCCCATCTACAATTCCTATATTACTTAAATCGTCTGCGGGTTGTAATAAAATCGATTGATTTTTATAAACGGTAAATGGATTTACTAATTGATTGTATGAGTAACTGTTTGGGGTATTTAAATTATCCAAATAAGTTAAAGTAACCGTTTGAAATGTTTTATCTTGATAAAGAATACCATAATTTTGTAAAGTCTGGTCTACGGTAGAAAACGCACTAACCTCTATTACATCATTTGGGGAGAGGCCAAACCATATATCAGAACTCTGAGATACATAAAACAATGCCGTATCAGCTTCACTAAGAAATGACCCTGATTGGATGCTTCCTGTATATTCTCCTAATACTGCGTATGGTAATGACATATTTTTAACCTAATGGTGATGATTGTAATTCTATTGGTATTGGTAGGTACGGATAGGAATTTGAGAAGTCATTCGTCGTCGAACCTTGACCCAATTGAATTCTAAGACCTATAATTATATTTTTAATTGATTGTATGTCAGCCGACCCAGTATCCATTTCACTGATAGAAATTAATGACTGTAGCTGTCCTTGTAATTGATTATTTTGATTTGTTATTTCATTTATTTGGTCTATTGCCGCTTGTGGAAATGTGACCACAGAACCGGTGACTTTAATTGGAATAAACTCCGTAAATGTTGAATCGTAAAATGACAATACTTTAGAATTATTATAATTATAATTTCCTAATGGCAATGAGAAGTAAACCTGCTGAAATACAGATGATGATGGATTTAAAATTTCGTTACCTACAACGTCGAATATATAGTTGTACGTACCATAATTTATAAAATCTGTTATTTGTTGACTAAAATCTGTCATTTTATCTCACAATCTTAAATATGTTATCCTTATCAAAGGTATATATAGTTCCATTATCCTCAACTCTGATTAAAAGTCTAAAATACCTTTCCTGTGGGTAGCCTGTGGTGTCTAATAGGAAATAATTTCCCGTCGAATCACAACTTATCCTGGTATAATTATCAAACCCAAGTATTATTTCTTCGGTTTCGTTATCTTTAATTTCATAATATGATGATGATGGTAAGTATTGTGGGGTCAAAAACTGCGTGAATTGTGTTTGTCGGTTGAAATTCTTAATTGGAAATTCCTGACGAGCGAACACGTTTATTTTAATTATATCGCCTGCATTAATCGTTGTAGGCATATTTTGAATTACTGCTGTAAATGGTTTTTTGGTGTCAATTGGAGTTAAACTAGATGATATTAAATTTAAACTTCCGGTATAGAAATAACTAGAACTTAATATACTACCAGAAAATGGAGCGTGGATACTAATACCCATCAGAGGTCCTGAAGTGAACACTCCATCAAAAATACCATAATTATTAACTCCATAACTAGATGATAAGTGTGTAATTCCTCCAAATGCCTGACCATTAACATAACTTCCTGTGAACCCTACCATTATAGCGGATGGATACATTGGAATAAATGGATATGATGCGTTAATGTTAGTACCATTAATCATATATTGATTCCAACTGCCGACTAGATTTCCGTATCCAAGTATATACCCATTAATCAAACTGGACGTAAATGTACTTCCACTAAATATACCAGATTCTAAGGTTCCCATTAAAAATGACGATGTTACTTGATACGATGGGTCGCAATTTGACCCAGAAAATCCTGGTCCAAATTCTTGTTGATATACGTGGTCACTAGTCCAATCATATTGATTAAATTCATTAAATGCGTGACCCCAACCGTATATATCGTGTCCTTCATACTGAGTTTGATTCTGTCCACCTGAATAATTAAATCCAGCATTAAACTGAGGTGTACAAGATTGACATGTTTTTATTACCGTGGCGATTGAACTACTAATAGACCCCGAAAAATTTCCGACGATTGACATACTTAGTATTAATCCATTCACTCCCATCGCCGCCATTATTCCACTGGCATAGACAGTCGTAGTGGATGATGTGGTAGACGTTTGAATATCAAAACTATAAGAAATACTAGATGACTGTATCATACTAGAAACTCCTGTAAATCCACCA